CGGCTGACGACCTTGAATATCGTTTAGAACTATTATTTAAATCGGTAACACCGTTCTTGGATAACTTATGTAAGAATTCTGAGAAATCAACAATTTATTGGCCTGATCGCGTAAGTAAGATTGAGGCTTATAAGAGTAAACTTAAATCAATAGTAGAAGGTAGTTAATATGAGTCTTTTAGACAAGTTAGTGAAAAACAGTACAATTAAAATGACAGCGCCATTAATGGAATCAAAGGTTTTTGGTAAAAAGGATATGGCGCCGACAGATGTTCCAATGGTAAACGTTGCTTTATCAGGAAGAATTGACGGTGGTTTATCACCGGGACTATTGGTATTAGCAGGACCATCAAAACACTTTAAATCGGCATTTGCTCTGTTAATGGCAGGTGCTTATATGAAGCGTAATAAAGATGCTATCTTATTGTTTTATGATGCAGAGTTTGGTACGCCACAAGCGTACTTTGAAAGCTTTGGTATTGATATGGATAGAGTTGTACATACACCAATCACAGATGTTGAGCAACTTAAATTTGATATTTCCCAACAGCTTGATAAAATTGAAAAGAAAGATAATGTAGTTATTGTTATTGACTCAGTCGGTAACTTGGCATCAAAGAAAGAAACACAGGATGCACTTGACGGTAAATCAGTTGCTGATATGTCAAGGGCAAAAGCCTTGAAATCTCTATTCCGTATTGTAACACCGCATCTTAATCTTAAAGATATTCCACTGATTGCGGTTAACCATACTTACCAAGAGATTGGTTTGTTTCCAAAGGCTATCGTATCTGGCGGTACAGGGATTTATTACTCTGCTGATGCCATTTGGATTATCGGTCGACGCCAAGAAAAGGTTGGTACTGAAATTACAGGTTATCATTTCGTTATCAATATTGAGAAATCTCGACATGTTAAAGAGAAATCAAAAATTCCAATCTCAGTATCTTGGGATGGCGGTATTGTTAAATGGTCAGGTTTAATGGAAGTTGCTGAAAAAGGTGGTTACCTCAACAAACCAAAAGTTGGTTGGTATGAAGCAATCAATCCAGAAACAGGCGAAGTTATTTCTGATAAGTTAATGAGAGCTAAAGAAGTAAACGATAATAAAGAGTTTTGGCTAAAAATGTTTGAAGAAACAAACTTTGGTCAATATATCAAAGATGCGTTTACTGTCGGAGGATCAGGTGCTATCATGCGTGATGATGATATCGCCGCGATTGACGAAGCGATTGCTGACGCAACGGAGTAATTTTTAGTTGACATTTGTAACAAAATGTATTATTATAAAAGTATGGCGGTTCAATTACAGAGCCGCCATATTCAACTCAGCCACTGGAATTAACAATGATAGAGAACACCGTATTATCTAACCTCGTATTTAACGAGGATTATTTTCGTAAAGTATATCCGTACATAAAAACAGATTACTTTGAAGATAATAACCACAAGAAAATATTTGAAACGTATTCAAGTTACGTTGAAGAATATAGAGATCCTCCTTCAGTTGAGGTACTCAAACTAACACTTGACAAACGTAAAGATATGAATGAAGAGTCTTACAAAAGTGTAATGGCTTCAGTTGATACTCTTAAGCGCGATGAAGATACGGACCAAGAATGGTTGGTCAAAGAAACTGAAAAGTTTTGTCAAGATCGCGATTTATATAACGCAATTCGTAAAGCAATCCTCGTAGTTGATGGATCAGAAGCCGAACTCGGTAAAGATGGACTGCCTGCCTTATTACAAGACTCACTCAGTATTAGTTTTGATAGTTCGGTTGGTCATGATTACCTTGAAGATTATGAATCACGTTATGATTTTTACCACAAGAAAGAAGAGCGTATTCCTTTTGATATTGAATTGCTCAACAAGATTACCAAAGGTGGATTACCACGTAAATCCATGACAGTCTTATTGGCTACAACCGGTGGTGGTAAATCATTAGTCAAATGTCATGCGGCTGCTTCGGCTTTACTTCAAGGTAAAAACGTATTATATATTACAATGGAAATGGCAGAGGAACGTATCTCTGAACGTATTGATGCTAATATGATGGGTGTTACTATTGATGAAGTATCGGAAATGCCACGTGATGTATATAATAAAAGAATGGAACGTATCAAAGGTAAAACCACGGGTAAACTAGTTGTTAAAGAATATCCGACAGGTTCTGCTCATACTGGTCACTTCCGACATTTATTAACAGAGTTGCGAATGAAACGTAACTTCAAACCAGATGTTATTATGATTGACTATTTGAACATTTGCGCATCATCTCGAGTTAAAGGTGCCGCGGCTGCTAATTCATATACATTAGTTAAATCAATCGCTGAAGAAATCCGTGGTCTTGCTATGGAATATAATTGTGCCGTGATTACATCATCCCAGTTCAATAGAGATGGTTATGGTAATACTGATGTTGATTTGACAAATACGTCTGAGTCAATGGGTATTACTCACACAGCTGATTGTATCCTTGGTTTGATTACATCTGAAGAACTTGATGGTCTTGGACAATTAATGATTAAGCAACTTAAAAATCGTTGGGGTGACTTGAGCCATTATCGTCGGTTTGTTGTTGGTGTTGATAGAGCAAAGATGCAGATATATGATTTAGAAGATAGTGCTCAAAAAGGTATCACGCAAGGACAAGCAGTTGCTAACTCTATGCCTAAACCTTCAGTATCATTTAGTGATGATAGTCCTGTATTTGATAAAGGTAATATTGGTAAAGTCAAAAAGAAAGATTTGTTTAGTGCTGGCGAATTGATGTAGTTAGATATTATAAATAACTCTAAACGAAGCACTACGGAGTTAACTATGAAGCGTTTTCAGGAATTTGTCACAGAAGCGAAACGCGGTGGCGCAAAGAAAAACCAAGTAAGTGCCACTGATATGGAAGCGGTTATCGTTGTTGCTTTCAACGGTGGTTGGGACAAAGCCAAAGATACATACGGTTTAAAACAAAATACATATGAAATTGGCGCTCCAATTGCAGAAAAAATTGCTGATGATATTAGAAAAACAACCAAGGCTTCTGCGAACTCACTAATACATTTTGGTTCTGGCGCAGGTCAGTTAAATCCAAAATGGTTAGGTTCCAATGGTACTCCTAAAACTGATTTATATTCAACAGACGGTATAAACATATCACTTAAACAAAAAGGTGGTTCTCAAGTTATGTCTGGATATAAAGAAGAAACAATTTCTACATTCTATGCAGCGATGGATAGTATGGGAGATAAAGCTCCTAAAGAAATTAATAAATTAGTAGCACAATTGGATCCTGTTCTCAAAAAGATTACTGTACCCGGAAATGTTAATACAATTATTAACTCAATCAAAGGTAAATCAATGCCTAAAGGTGTTAAAGCACAAGTAGGTAATAGTAAACGTGTAATGGACATTAAGTTTGATAAAAGAGAATATGCTGCCAAGCAAGCAGAAATTGTCGACTGGAAAAACTCAATGAAGGAACTCAACCCAGTGTTTAGAGAATTCTTTGAGGACAACCAAGAGTTTAGACGATACTTTGTATATGAAGCAGCTACTGGTGATTTTAAATTTGCCCCGGATAAATATGCTAACTCAAATTGGATGGTAGAGTTTGACCCTGCGTCTGGTACTAATAATAACATTGTCCAACTATCATTAGGCAATAACATACCGGCACCTTTTATTGATAAGCTAGCTAAAAAAGTTCAAGTTAGAATATCTCCAAAAACACCAACAGGTTCAAAAGTATCTGCGCAAGGTACATCATCAACTGTTGGATCGTTTAGATTAACAGTGGCTGAAAACAAAGGCGGGTTTGATACATTTGAAACAATGATGATAAGAGAACAAGCAAAGTTTACTGAGTCATTATTAACTGAAGATGTGTTAACTGAAGCAGGATTGTTTAGTAAACTTAAAACATGGTTATCTAAATTATATTACAAAGTAATTAAAAAGATTAAACAAATTGCTAAACTAGGATACGAAGCGTTATTATCGTTTTTCCAATTTGAAGTAAGCAAAGTTGATACAAAAGGCCTACAACAGTTTGGATTTAAATAAATGTTAAGTTTTAAAAATTACCTCGCTGAGGAAAAGAATGTTCATATGGAGCATCTTGAAGACTCGATTTTAAACCTTGGTGTTGATGGTACACGTTCTGCTATTAATTTCCTTAGAGCATTAAGAGATATGCTACAAGGTAGTTCAAAATCTAAAGTTAACGTATCAGTTAAATGGGACGGAGCACCTGCTATATTTGCGGGCGTTGATCCAAGCGACAAAAAATTCTTTGTTGCTAAAAAGGGTATTTTTAATAAGAACCCTAAAGTATATAAAACCGCCGCTGATGTCGATGCAGACACCAAAGGCGATTTAGCAGTGAAATTAAAACTAGCCTTGGAAGAGTTTCCTAAACTTGGTATCAAAGGTGTAGTACAAGGTGACTTTCTATATGATAAAAAAGATCTCAAGATATTGGACATTAAGGGTGAACCGCATGTTACTTTCCATCCTAATACGATCGTATACGCGGTACCTTCGGCATCAGACCTCGGTAAACAAATACTCAAATCCAAAATCGGAGTGGTCTGGCATACGGTATACAGAGGACGTAGCTTTGAAGAAATGTCTGCAAGTTTTGGAGAGGAGATTGCATCAAGCCTCAAAACAACGAAAACGTGCTGGTCGGTAGACGCGGTATATAGAGACGTTTCAGGCACGGCAACGATGACGGCTGCAGAGACTGAAAAGGTTAATAAAATATTATCGGCTGCAGGAACTTTATTTCAAAAAATAAAACCAGCAACTCTAAACGGCGTAGCAAACAATCCTGACACGCTAATGCGGACAAAAACATTTGTTAATACTAAAATTAGAGCTGGTGAAAAGATACGTAACACTCGTATGTTTGTAAAAGATTTAGAAAAGTATATTGATGATATATACGAAAAAGAAGCTGGCAAACGAAAAACCGATAAAGGTAAAAGAGCACAACGAGTTAAAAAAGATGCTACATTAGAATACTTTAAGAAAACATCAACAAAAGAATTAGTTGCTATGTTTGATTTGTATAACTTGCTCATAGATGCCAAACTTTTAATCATAAAGAAACTCGACAAAGCTGGTGGTTTAACAACGTTCCTTAAAACAGCTGACGGGCTTCAAGTAACAGGGCAAGAAGGCTTTGTTGCTATTGACCACATGGGTAAAACCGCAGTTAAGCTTGTTGACAGACTTGACTTTAGTAATGCTAATTTTAACGACAAGTATATTAAAGGGTGGGACAAATAATGGCATGGGTTGACGTACCAGGATCACCAACAGTTTTAGTGGGTGGAACACCTACTGCGATTTGGCAATATGATAATGCTCCTGTTTTAGGCACATTGGTAAACGCGAATGCAAAGGTCCAAGACGATCCTAATGTTGGCCCTACTGACCAATATTACCGCGCTAACGGAACCGTAACTGCAGGGATTAGATCCTTTACACCAACAGGTGGTCCTATACAAGAAACATATGTAAAATGTAAAAAGGTTCAACCAACTGGAAAAATTTATACTGATTCCAACACAAACGGTCCTTGGTCTGAATTAAACAAAAACTATTATGACGGAAAAATTTAAGAGGTAGGCAAGAGCAATGGCTATTTGGAACAAATTAACTCAAGCATATTTACAAGGTAATAAAACTTTATTTGAAGCGTTTATGCTGGCAGATAAAGATGGTAATATCATCAATACATTTGGTTCGGCGTCTAATATTCCAATTGCTGCAGGGCAAGTAGAAGGCTATTCACATATTAATAAGTTCGGTCATACAGGTGCCGATATTAATGGTACGACTACTATTTGGGATGGTTCAAATGGTGTATATACTTGGCCAACCGCAGCGGGCGTAGTTACAGTTGCTTCTTCATCTCAATCTGGTGAAACAGTTGTGGTTGAAGGTCTTGATGTAAATTATAATATCATATCAGAAGAAACAACAATTGGTGGAACAACTACCGCAGAGTTTTATCGTATCTATCGTGCATATATGACAGGCGACCAAAATGAGAATGATGTTACCTTCTCAATTGGTGGAACATCATACGCTATTATCCTAGCAGATAACGGTCAAACTTTGATGACGACCTATACAGTTCCTGCTGGTAAAACGGCTTACCTAATGCAATTAACTTGCACAATGGATAAAGCAAATGCTCCAACATACTTTAGATTAATGTCACGCCCAGTTGATAATGGAACTTCGTTTAATATCAAATCACAGCTTGGATCACAAGGTGGTAATCCAGTAAACTTTGAATATGCTGTACCCCTTAGGTTTCCAGAAAAAACTGACATTAAAGTTGATGTTATTACTCAAGGTGCAGTTGGTGTTGGTGCAACTTACGATCTTATATTAGTGGATAATCCTACTCCATAACACCTGACATAATGTCACATTTGCATATAGTGAATACCGGCTAGTAAAAACTAGCAAGCCTAATTTTACCTTTTTACTAATAAATAAATTTGTTAAAACAAAGAAACATTTATTAGAAAAGGATTAATTATGGCACACACGATTAATAGTAATTCATCTATTGCTTCAGTATTTGCATACAAAGTAGTAACATTCTTCGAAAGAATTGGCACGGCGATGGCTAAACGAGCAGAGCGTCGCGAAACATTCAAAACACTCCATAGATTAACAGATAGAGAATTAAACGACATTGGCATTAGCCGTGGCGATATTCGTTCTATTGCTAATGACACTTGGGAAGATACTCGTAAACGCGATTCATTACCATATGTATCAGTTAACCCAAATTTAAGAGGATCAGTATAATGGAAATCACAGGTGAACAACCAGTAAGAATGCCAAAAATATTTAAACTATTAGCAAAAGGCTTAGTTGCTGTAGGAATGTTCTTATGGGCATTTGGCGAGTCAGCAGGCAGAGCAAGAGCAGCGAGTGAATTGTTTCGTCAAGGATATGTAGAAGAAGCAAGAAGATTAATGTTGGAGAGTAAATAATGACTGGTGATATAGCAACAATGGGCGCATTAATTGGCGCAGGATTGGCAACTTTAGGAATGGGTGGAGCGGCTATTGCCGTAGGAATTATAGTCGGAAGTGTGTTAAAAGTAATGCCTAAAAAGGGTGAAGGCGATCAGGGAACAATGTTTGTAGGTATCGCATTTGCAGAAGCGTTGGGTATCTTTGCATTCTTGGTAGCGTTGCTACTAATGTTTGCTGTATAATGGTTGGTGATCAGCATATAGAAATATCAGCACAGGTAGTGCAGAAGTTAGGTTTTTATATGTTCGTCGTTATGACTTCATTAATATTAATATGTATAGCGTTTGGATTTTACGCCGTGATTGACAAATACAAACAACCAAATTGGAAAGAAGTATGTATCGCAAAAGGCGGTGTACCAGTACAGTTAGAGAAATCATTCTTTGACTGCAAAAAGATGTAAGAAAGAGGAAACGGAATGTTTAGACGATTTATGAAACTAATGGAATATAGAAGTTACTGCATGAGTATTAAGCAGTTGAGAGAGATGGGCATGTATGACAAAGCTAACGAAATCTCAGAGTTCAAACACAACATGTATAAAACAAGTTAGGATATAATATGAAAACACTTTATTTTTATTTGGCACTATTCGCTGCAATTTTTACAGTGTCAGCAGCATCAGCAGACGTAACAATCGAAATGTTAAATAAGCGCGACGATGGCGCTAAGATGGTCTACTCACAAGATATTACACGTATCGAAGTAGGTGAGATTATCACATGGGTACCAACATCAAAAGGTCATAACGTAGAATTTATTGCAGGGCCAGACGGTTGGAAGAAACCAAAGAAATCAAAATTAAATAAAGTAGTTGAAATCCAGTTTAACACACCGGGTGTATATCTATATCAATGTTCACCACATAAGAGCATGGGTATGATTGCTATTGTAGTTGTAGGTGATGGAGATAATGATATTTCAAAAGCCAAAGTAAAGGGCAAATCAAAGAAAAAGCTTAAGGCTTTGTTAGGAGAACTATGATAGATCCAGATCACACATTCATCAAACCTAAAGGTGAAAAGAAAAAAGGCGGCAAGTAATGCACGGTGATAGAGGTAACATTAAAATTGTTTGGTTAATGTTATTCTTGTGCGTATTCTTACACGTTGGATTAATACCAGTTTGGATGTGGTATTTAGGTTTATAATAACTTCAAAAAAACTTATAAATAAAGGGTAGGCATTAAGTTGTCTACCTTTTTTGATTCAACGGAGATATACTATGGGAAGAATACGTGATAGAGGTAATGACGGCGGAAACGTCTATAGGTGGCAAACATTAGCCAACTTTGTTAACACTAATGGCTGGACAAAAGGCGCAGAGCTTGGTATCCACGATGGTGTTAATTTTAAATTTCTAATTAACAATTGTCCAAAACTACACATGATTGGTGTGGATTTGTATGAAGCGCAGCCAGATAATAATGGACCAGAAAAATGGACACCCGGAGAACATGGGCACGCTTGGGATCATAATAGATACTATAACGATTTAAGAGAGTTTGAAGAATATAATCCAGACAGAGTTGATATTATAAAAGACTATACTACTGAAGCTGCTAAAACAGTTGACGATAAAAGTTTAGATTTTGTTTTTGTTGATGCTGACCACGGATACGAAGGTTGCCTAAGAGATATTAAAGCTTGGGATAGTAAAGTAAGAGATGGTGGTATTATGTTTGGACATGATATACATTTCCCTACTGTCAAACAGGCAGTAACAGAGTTTTATGGAGAGAACTCTTGGCACGTAGAAGACGATTTTATTTGGTGGGTACAGAAGTGAACATTCCAAAAAGACTAAGCCAAATATGGGTTGGACCACGCCCTGCTCCACTCCAATGGCTTCACACTTGGAGAGACAAACATCCTGAGTGGGAATACTCTATATTTACTGATGAAATGTTACGATCGCGTAAATGGCATAATAGTCATTTGATTGAACACTATTATAACACAGGTAAATTCCCAGGAGTATCCGATCTTATCCGATACGAACTGCTATACGAACATGGTGGATTTTGGCCTGAGGCTGATATGACTTGTTTAGAAAATACTGATGAGTTATTTACATCACCAGAGAATTACGCTTATTCTTGTTACGAAAATGAAAAACTACCAACACCAAACATTCAACCTATTATGGCATGTAATCCTGAGAATGTATTCGTCAAACATGTTATTAATACACTCCATAAATTAAAACCAACTGATTTAAGCCCAGAGCCATTTAGATCCACGGGTAATCTATTTCTATCTAAACACCACCCAAATTTTAAACATATGATAACTATATGGCCAAGTCATTATTTTATTCCGTTGTTTTATATTGGTGGCGCAAAAAGATATAATGGACCAGATAAAGTTTATGCAGACCATAAATGGGGATCTACTGGACATGCAAATAGTATAACATATGATAAGGGTATATAATGTACATATCTCACAAATATAAATTAATATTTTTACGAACACCAAAAACTGCGAGCAGCAGCTTATCTGAGTTCTTTATTAAAAACATTCCTGATCCTAACGCAATTTATACACCGGTTGAAGATTCTAATATACCAGCCACGTTAAGCCAAGATATAATTAATAAGTATAAATTAAACTTTAAATATTATCATTTTACATTACAGGATTTAGTTGAAAATCGTATTATAACTCCAATGGCTGCTATTGAATATAAATCTATTGCGGTCGTAAGAGATCCTGTTGATAGACAAAAAAGCTTTTACTATTTCTATAAGAGGTGGACTAATAATCATATACCGCCGTCAATAGAAGAATATAATTCTTGGACACCAAAAGGTCCTTTTATTGGCGAACCAAACTCTGGTATATTACAATCCGATATATTAAAATATAATAACGAAATACACGGTGAGTATTGGCTATACGAAAACATAAGCAACGACTTAAGTGCTCTTATGCGCGAATTAAATATACAAGTAAAGCATATGTTACCTAACCATAAAAACGATTTTAGAAAAAACCGAAATAACGAAATAACTTTTGATAATAGAGCGATGGATGTTATGTTAGAATACTTTGCAAACGATATAACTTTATATAACGAACTTGCTGAGGAAACATACGTATGAAGGCGTATATTTTAAAAATTGATAATAAGTTATCGCACGATTATGCAAAAGTTGCTGCTGACTCTTGTGATAAGATTGGTTTACCTTGGACATATCATTTAGGATATAGTAATCAGTCAGGTAAAGCAGCATTTAAAGATTTAGGTATACCTAGATTACCAACTGAAAATTATGAATATATTGCGGAACCAACTAATGGTCAAAAAGCAATGTGTTGTACCGCTGGTCATTTTGCTATATGGAAAAGGATTGCTGAAGGTACTGACAATATAGGGATTGTACTTGAACACGATGCAATAATGCTCCAACGCCCTTGCAAATTTATAACTATACCAGAAAATACTATTGTTGTGTTAGGATATAAAATATCAGATCCAGAAAATTATAAACATGAAGAGGCTGGTCCACCAACTGATTTGATACCAATTATTGGTCATGAAGGAGCTCATGCATACGCTATGACTAGACGAACTGCACAGTTTTTAATTAACGAAATATCCCAAAAAGGTATAAGAAGCGCAGTTGATAATGATTACTTTATTCGTGGTCAGCGTAGAACAGCCATGCCATTACACATAGCCTCGCCAACTCCTGCACTTGGATGGATTAGGGAGTCGACTATTTGGGCAAAATCGGCTTCTAATAACTATGAATTCATACCCTCTTTTCAAAAATATTATAAATAGAATTAAATCTAATATACTAGGATCTACAATTATGGTTGACGAACCGCAAGACATTAATGACCCGAAGAATAACGATGAAGACGAAGTCAAACCTAAGCCAAAGGCGAAGGATAAAGATGGCAAGCGAAAACTTCAAAGCTTTAAAGGATTTGATGCAAACAAATATGTTGATGTTGAACCAACATTAGCTGAGGCAGCTGGCGACGATAAACCAGCAGTCGTAACATTTGGCAGAATGAATCCAATTACAGTAGGTCATGAAAAATTAGCAGCCGCTGTTATTTCAAACGCGAAGCAACGTGGTGGTACCCCTTATATTTACCTTTCGCAATCACAAGATAAAAACAAAAATCCATTAAGTTATAATGATAAAATCAAATACGCGCAAAAGGCGTTTGGGCCAGCAGTCATTAAATCAAAAGCTCGTACTATCATTGAAGTGATGGTTGAGTTAAGTGGCAAACATAAAGATGTTATAGTAGTTGTTGGTTCTGACAGGGTAAAAGAATTTGATAGACTATTAAACAAATATAATAAATCCTCTGCTGGCTATGTATTCAATAATATAAAAGTTGTATCAGCAGGCCAACGCGATCCTGATGCCGAAGGCGTTAAAGGAATGTCTGGAACTAAAATGCGTGGCTACGCCGCGGATAACGATGTTAAGAAATTCGCAACCGGATTACCAAGTAAACTAAAAACAAGCGCAGCCGCGATATTAGCCGACGTGCGAAAGGGAATGAACATGTCAGAAGATAACGATAACGAATTTGAAAACATTGAGGAAATTGTAGAAGATACACAAGATCTCGATGAAGTATTAGACCGTATGCAGCGCCGAGCTATTGGTATTAGAATGCGTAAAAACAGACATAAAATGAAACGTGGTAGAGAAAAAGCGGCTCGACGAACTGCAACTATGGAAGTACTTAAGAAACGTGCTCGCAAACAGGCAATCATAAATCTTAAAAACCGTTTTGCAAAAAATAAACGATATGCTGATATGTCGTCTGGTGAAAAGATTGTAATTGATAAGCGTGTTGCTAAATTCTCTAAACAAAGATTAGATGCAATGGCGCGTAAGTTATTACCAAAAGTTAAAATTAAAGAACGCGATCGTAAAAGAGCTAAGAATAAAAATGAAAATTTGGATATGAATACGCAGTTCCAAAACTTTATGACAGAAAAAACTGGACCATATTATAAAGGTGTAGCTCAGGATAAAAAAGACGATCGTGAAGATCACTTTGAGCGTAATGCCAAAAAGGCTGATAACGATGCCTCTGCATATAAGCCGGCTCCCGGAGATAAAGAAGCAAAGACTAAAGAGTCAAAGCATACTAAAAAAGCTCGTGCAATGGGTTATACTGAAGAGTTGGAAGAAAGCCATATCTGGGGACAACGTCAAGGTAAACGCCCTCATATGCTTTTAGACAAAAATGGCAAGACAAAGTTTGATAAGCGTTTCAAAATGTATAAGCCAAAACTTCAAGAAAACGTTGATGAGTTTAACATTGAAGATATTACAGATTTAATGGAATCAACAGAGTCATATATTAAAGAAGATGCTGCTGATAAATCTTTGGCTAAAAAAGCTGACAAATCTGGTATGCCACAAGGTGTTTTAAAACAAGTATATAACCGTGGTGTAGCTGCGTGGAAAACTGGTCATAGACCGGGAACTACACCAGAACAATGGGGACATGCTCGAGTAAACTCTTTTATTACTAAATCTTCTGGTACATGGGGCAAAGCTGATAAAGACTTGGCTGCTAAAGTACGTAAAGAAGAAGTAGAACTTGAAGAAACATATAAGATTACTAAAGTATATAATCCAACTACGAAAAAATCTCGTGCAGCTGGAAAAAGTACAGCAACGTTTGCGGTACATACACATGATCGTAAATACTTTAAAGAGTTTCCAAATCAAAAAGATGCTGAAAACCATATGAAATCTCTCGGTAAAAAAGAAGAAACCAACCTCGACGAAATGGATTTTTCTATTAAATCAGTAAAGAAATCTGGTTTAGCCAATGTTAAAAAGGCAAATAACTTTGATAAATTAAAAGCTGATATTGCTAAAATGAGAAAAAATCTCAATAAAGGTAAACCACTTCAAGCTGAAGCAGAAATTAATGAGTTAGATAAAGATACGCTTGCTAACTATGCCAATAAGGCTATTAAAGATAAAGAGCAAGCTCAATATAACAAAAGCCGTGCTCAAAATTCTAGAGCAGCTAATGTTGTTCGTGGTAACTCAGACGGCATCAAAAAAGATGTTAAAGATATTGACAAAGCTGATGCGAGAATTAAACGTCGCGAACGTGGCGCAGCAAACTTCACTCGTAAAATATTAAAGGGTGATAAGGAAAACGAAGAATGAAAAAATTTAAACAACACGTTCAATCAAAAGCTGGTGCCGGTGATATTGGTACTGATGAATTAGTCAAAACTCTTAAGTCTGATACTCCAATGGAAGAAGCTTGTTGGAGTACTCACAAACAAGTTGGTATGAAGAAAAAAGGGGACAAGATGGTTCCTAACTGTGTACCTAAAAATGAAGATGCTGAATACGATAACGAAGGTGGCATGTCAAAAAATCAATTAAAGACTATGATTGATGCTGCACAAGAGTTACATAGTATGCTTGACGACGACGAGAATATGCCTGAGTGGGTACAATCAAAAATTACAAAAGCAACTGATTACATTGATACTGTTAGAGATTATATGAAATCAAACGATGTAAGTGAAGGTTCTGAAACTTGGGAAGCTGGTTATAAACGTCGTGTAGTTAAAACAACTAGTCCTGAACATAAAGAGGCTGGTCACAAATGGCGCATCAAAGGTAAAGATAAAGCAAACCTTTCTATTAAATTATATAAAGAAAAACCATCTCAACAAGAGTTTAATAAGCAAATGAAAAGAGTTGCTGGCCACGAGTTTGGCGGTTAATGTGTTACGGTTTAAACAATATATGACTGAATATACTGTTAAGTCAATGGCAAAATACCATGAAATAACAGGCACAGAATTTATTAAGCCTAAGGTTAAATTATTAAAGTTACCAACAAAAAACGTAACTGATAATGATTTAATATATGCTCATTTAATGTATGGTCACCTAGAAAGCTATCAGTATGCGGAACTTGCATTTCCGGGTTCTACCAGAAAGACTAATGCGTGGTTTAGTAAATATTCTAAAATGGCTAAAGTATATGGCGAAGAAAACGACGCAGGCGACCATTTATCTGTTATGAGAAAAGCTGCTGAAATGACTAGTGAACGTAGTAAAAACTTTAAATTAAATGGTAGAGAATGGAAATCTAGTAAACAAGGTAAAGCTTGGAATGCATGGGAAACTGAGCAAAGAAAAATTTATCCGGAGCAATGGAATGATTAGGTTTAAACGTTATATAACAGAAAGTGCTAACTCTTCGCACGATCACCATCATACAAGTTCTAGTAAAATTGATACTGATAAGCACAATGCAGGTAAGGGTAAAAACCCAGAGCATCCTATGTGGTTATCTCATAATGCTCACCAAGCTGCGGGTTGGCATAAAAATCATGAACAAGAAAATGGTTCAGCGCATACCTATAAGGTAAAAGTAAAGAACGTTGCTCATCATACAGACCCAAAGGTTAAAGCCTTATTTAAAAAGCATGGTCATAGTATGAAAGATTATCACTCTGAGCTTGTTAGCAATCCAAGCCATAAAGAAGTACATAACCACCCAGCAACAAAAATGCTCAAGAAGGCTGGTTATCATGGGCATACTCACTCAGATTATCATTCACATGACTTTTCTAAGGACCATGACTCAACTGTAGTATTTCACAGAAAACATGCGACAATGCACGACGCAAATAAAGAACCAGCTCATAAGCATGCTGATACTAAACACACCGTTGGAAATCATAGTGTTACACATAAAACTCATCAGGAATATATGGACGGAAGTCACCGACCACTAGACCATGGTGGTACAGAGTCTAGGCTATCAACATCACACGATCATGCCAAAACTCTTAAAGCAAAACTTAAAGGTACTGGTAATAAAATTAATATAACTAAAAATAAATCTGGATCTAGGATAAAGGTTACGCATTCTGATAGTGCTGCTCGAGACACGTTCCATAAACACTTAAAAGGGTGAAAGTATGAAAAGTTTTAAGGTGCATTTAAACGAGGCGGTAGATAGACCACCTAGATGGAAAAAAGATACTTCTATGGGAGAGGGCGGCGCTCAAACTATTGAATTTCCAAAGACTAAGGGTAAGTACAGAGTTTCAAAGTTCCTTGATCATAATGAACGCCATAAAGGTGAATGGAATTTAGAAGTTTGGGACCCTCGGCGTAGAGAGTTCGTATGGTCTGAGACTCTTGCTCCAAAGGCTTGGGTAAAAGAACTTTGCATATACAGAGGTCAGTTCAAACACGATGCGCGTGGGGATTTTGATAAAAAACAACAAGTAGCAGATTATAGTAAAACATTTAAATTTGACGGGCATTACTAATGAAAAGATTTAAAGAATTCACATCACACGATCTTAATGAAAGCGCCCTAACGGCACTTAGGGTCGCGACAAAGGCCCATTCTGGTCAAACACGTAAAAGCGGCGGTCAATATATTGAACATCCAAAAGAAGTTGCGCGATTTGTAAAAAAGTTTAAAAAATCTAATAACCTTTCTGCATTAGTACAAGCGGCGTACTTGCACGATACTATTGAAGATACTGATACTACATATGCAGATTTAGTTAAACAGTTTGGTGCTCTCGTGGCTGACATGGTTAAAGAATTAACTACTGACAAAGCTGCATCTGATGCTATCGGTAAAGGCGAGTACATTGCTAATAAAATGGCTAAGATGTCAAGTTGGTCTTTAGTTATTAAACTTGCTGATAGATTAGCAAACGTACAGGATATTGATACACGACCAGCAGCTTTCCAGAAAAAATATGCTGCAGACACTACATTAGCAATAAAACGTTTAAGATCTGATAGATATTTAAGTAAGACTCACAATAAAATCATTTCAGCTATCGAAAAGAAAATTAAGGAATACGTATAATGAAAAGTTTTAAAACACATATTAGTGAATTATATACTATCGGACATACGAGATCCTATGATGCTGTCGCCAATCGAGCAAAGCAAAATGTAAAACATGGTTCAACTGATCCAAAGGATAAAAGATTTGGTACTAAACTTGGTGGTCAAAAAGGTGAGCATGGAGGTGCAGCGTATAAAACTCCGGAAGATGCTACAAAAGGTGCTAAGGCGTTAAAGAAAGAGTTTCCGGGCAGAAAATACAGTGTATATAAAATGAAAGGTGATTTTGATAAAGACACTTATCATAGCAATAAAACTGGTATGAACCATGTAAAAAAAGATACTGAAATTACTCATAAAGTAGCTCATAATGTATCAGAAGAAAAAGATCCACGTTTAGCTCGAGCTGGCGTAAAAGGTTTTAACAAAGCCAAAGGTACTCCCTCGCATCCTACTAAAAGTCATATTGTTGTTGCTAAAGACGGCGACAAAATAAAGACTATTCGTTTTGGTGAGCAAGGTGCTTCGACTGCAGGCGATCCTAAAAAGGGTGAGTCTGATAAAATGAAAGCGAAACGTAAATCATTTAAGGCACGCCACGGTAAAAACATTGCTAAAGGCAAAATGTCAGCTGCATACTGGGCTGACAAGGTCAAATGGTAATTATTTTATAAATAGACAGTAATATATCTAAAGGAAATCACAATGAAACGGTTTAAGACACATTTTAACGAAGCTAAAGACACACATTGTTCAGACAAGTGTTGTGGCGCTGATGTAAAAGCAGAAGATTGTGATTGCCCTGCTGATTGCGCTCACTGTAATTGTAATGCCAAGAATGAAGCGTTTGACCCTAAACATCCAAAGGTTGTAGCTGCTCGTAAAGCTGTTAAAAACGGTACTTATAATGGTAATATGGATACGAATGGTAATGCTATTGTACACATTGATGGTAAACCTCATACAGTAACTAAAGGCGATCCTGCTGCAAAGAATGAAGCAACTAACGAAGACATTATTGCTATTATTAACGAACATAATATTACTCTAGAACAATTAGAGAATATGACCGAAGAAGAACTTAACGAATTACTAGGAAAAGCAATTGGTGGCGTGGCTAAGGTTATTGGTGGGGTTGCCAAAGGCGCCGGAAGATTGGCGGGCGCAGGTATTAAACGAGCAGTAATGACAAAGCAAGGTAGTATTCGTGGTACTAAGGCTGCAAAACAAGATAAAGCAGGCGATAGAGCAGAAAAAATGGCTAGAGAAAGAGAAAAAGAATTCAAGCGCAAAAAGCGGATTTCTGACATGAAGCAAAGAGCTAGTGACTTGGATCAAAAAATCTCTGACTTAAATAATAAATAAATACAACTATAACTAAACCTCATTAAGGAGAACTACAATGGGATCATGGGCAAAATTGGATAACGCAGCATCGGCACCGAAATGGCTTTCTGCTGACGCTAATAATCCAAATAAATCAAACGATAAAGATAACGCAATCTTTGTTTCTGATGAAGAAGCAGCTGTTGCATCAAACCGTGCCAAAGGTATTACAGGACCGGGTTGGTGGTTGTATCATACAGATGGTGGAAGACACCACGCTGAATGCTTAGTGCCAATGAAAGGCGGAACAGTGGATCAAGCTACTGTCGGCGATGATGGTGTTACTGGTACAGGCGACGATACAATCGTAGCAGATCCTGCATAATAGAATAGAAGATAAATTATGAAATTGACAGAATCAACCTTTCTGTTGTTTGCTTCGAAATATTACGACAATCCTAATTGTACTGATATAGTCGAATTTGATGAGGACTTGAAAAGATTTCAGTATTTACGCAAACTATTTGGTAGATACAAACAAGATAATGATTTGAAAGAAAGGTTGATCCTGAACCACTTGATCGTTATATACAATATCTTTGGGCCTGAAGCAACTAACATGCTTTTTATGAAACTCCATGAATACCATGGGTTTTTAAAACCATTCGTGGAATATTTAAATTTCATGCCACAGGTCGTTATGTACGACGAATTTGTAATACATAGAGATAGTATAGAATCAGATAAATACATTAGCGATAAGCTAAAAGGAATATAAACATGGTAGTAGATCTATTTTTAGTATACCAATTTATCCGTCGTCTAGCAACTCCATTTGAAAAATGGGATGCATACAAAGAAGGCATTATTGATAAAAATGGTAAGGTACTAATTAAATCAAAGAATTTTACAACGAAAAAGCAACGTGCTGCTTGGCGTATTTTTGATCGTATGATTGCTAACCTGAAAAAATTATTGGCTAAAGTACCGGGTGGTAGTTCAAAACTAGCATCATATGCGGCTGCCTTATTTTTAATTAAAGAATATAAAGCGTTTACCGACGAGTCAATGTTAAATGAAGATATCACTGATGAAAAACTAGATGAATCAATACAATTATTTTCTAGTAGATATAATCATTATACCACACTTGCAGAAAATGTCAATAGAAAAAATGAAGCGTTTGGCAGAGCAAGGTTTAGACAACAATTGGCAAAACGTGGAATGGACGTTGATAAACTCCATACTCAAAATGTTAAAGACGCTGATGCTGCAAAGAAAAGACAGCAAGCCGCGTCAGCTGATTTAAAATCGTTTAGAAAAAAATATAAAATCAATACAAAACCAGAGATCCAAGAAGAACCTACAAATAGCGTTAGTAGTGGAAACATTGCTGGCATGGATGGCGGTCATATGTCTAAAGAAGGACAAAAGAAATGGACGTCAAGTAATAAAAGTTCAAAGAAAAAGAGACTAAGAGACATAATGGGAGACAAATAAGTGATTACTTTAGAACAATTTAGTGCAATGATTCCTTCAAATAAAGATCCCGAGGCTTGGTACGAAGCAGCGGTTCCGATGTTTGAAAAATATGAAATCAATACAAATAATCGTATCGCTGGCTTTATGGCACAATGTGCACATGAGTCATTAGACTTTACCCGCTTAGTAGAAAATCTTAATTATTCAGAAAAAGCATTGAACTCAGTGTTTGGTCGTTATTTTGGAAAAGGAAAACGTGATGCAAAGGAATATGCAAGAGACCAAGAAAAAATCGCAAACTATGTCTACCAAGATGAGTTTAGATCCAAACGAGGAGCCTTGGGAAACGTTAATCCCGGCGATGGCTGGCTCTTTAGGGGTAGAGGTATCAAGCAGCTTACAGGAAGAAATAATTACGCACAATTTGGAAGTTCAATCGACATAAGTGCTGAGGAAGCTGCTGAATATGTATCAACACCAAAAGGCGCTCTCGAGTCTGCTTGTTGGTTTTGGTCTACTAATAAATTAGAAAAGTGGGCTGACAAAGGTGACAATAAAGGT